ATCCGAACTTCGACCTCGCAAGAGAACTGGAGAGCGACGAGTTCAGGAATGATCTTATAAACTCTGGCAAGTCAATGCAGAAAGTCTACGAAGCCATGCACTTACAAGAGATAATCGAGGGTGCGATACAGACCACGGCTATGAAGTCAAAAGAAGCGGTACTTAACAATATCCGTGCCCGTGGTATGCGTCCAGCCGAGAATGGTACTCGATCAGGCTCCGTTTCAGTCAAGAAAGATGTAAATGACTTGACCGACAAGGATATCGAGAAGATTTACCAGCGAGTAAAAATGGGAGACAAAATCTCCTTTTAACCCCGATGTTCCTTTCGGTCGCAGAATATTGAAAGGAGCATAAACACATGTTATCACTTAACCTCAAGAGGTTCGATCTTAACACACAGACAACACTGAAGAACTCGACGGGAAACGATCTCTCCCCCGAGATGAAAACTTTTTATGACAAAGCCCTGTTGAAGTTTGCGAAGCCGAACCTCGTGCACGATCAGTTTGCACAGAAAAGAAATATCCCCAAGAACGGCGGAAAGACCATAGAGTTCAGGAAGTATTCACAGTTACCCAAAGCGATGACTCCGCTTACAGAGGGCGTAACTCCTGACGGACAGAACCTCAATGTAGGCACGATCACAGCGACCGTGGATCAGTACGGCGGATATATCACACTCTCCGATGTACTGCTTCTTACCGCTATCGACAACAACCTGATGGAAGCCATTGAACTTCTCGGCGATCAGGCTGGAAGAACTCTTGACACCATTACAAGAGAAGTCCTTTGCGGTGGAACAGGCGTTCTTTACGCTGGCGGAACAGTCAACGCAAGAACAAGCATCACCTCTTCCATGAAACTTACCGTTACCGATATCAAGAAAGCGGTAAGAGAACTGAAAGTAGGACTTGCAAAGCCTATCAACGGTTCCTATGTTGCTATCGTTCACCCCGATGTCGTATACGACCTTATGAACGACTCCGAGTGGGTTAACGCTTCACAGTACGCTGGATCAACCCAGATTTTTGAGGGCGAGATCGGTAAACTCTATGGCGTAAGATTTGTGGAAACCACAGAAGCCAAAGTATGGAACGGTGAGGATCTTGCTTCCAACAGCAGAACACTTGCTGTTAACGGAGCAGTTACAGCCAACACCCAGAAAACCATTACATTCGACGGCGGTACCGTTGCAGAAAATGCTCTCAAGGGACGCATGATCCTTGTTGACGGCAAGACCTATGAGGTAGCAAGCAATACCACTACTGTTATTACTGTCAAGTCCGACAGCAACTTACCCGCTATTTCAAACGATGTAGTTATCTATCCCGCAGAGGGCGGTGCTGGCGGAGTCGCAGTATATGCAACGATCGTTCTCGGTGCCAACGCTTACGGAACTACAATGGTTGAGGGTGGCGGTCTCCAGTCCATCGTCAAGCAGTTAGGCTCTGGCGGAACGGCGGATCCTCTTAACCAGAGAGCAACCGCTGGCTGGAAGGCGATCAAGACTGCCGAGATCCTGTATAACGACTACATGGTAAGAATTGAGTCTGCTTCCACATATTCATCCGACGCTAACTAATGGGGGGAAAGGAACCCATTATGGCAACAAAGAAAAACACCGCAGAAACTGACTCCGTAACAAGGGAGAAAGAACTTGAAGAGGCTATCAAGAAACTGAAAAAGGAAAAGGAAGCACTCTTAAAGGAAGTCGAGGCGATGAAAGCCGAGGCTGAAGAACCCGAACCCGTCGAAGAGGCAAACGACGAAAGCGACTACTGGAACGAGAGAGTTCCGTATGAAGCCTTTTACGACGGTGACAAGTACGCAGACGATATATCGGTAATGGTAAACGGCAAGCGTTTTCTTATAAAGCGTGGCGAAACCGTTATGATACCGAGATATGTGGCACAGGTTCTCATAAATGCTGGCAAACAGGCGAAGTATTCTGCTGATTACAACAGGAGACTCCAGAGACAGTTTGAGAACGAGACAAGAAAGTACCTCGGGGAGTAAATAGTTTATGTGGTAGGTGGGAAGCAACGGGAGACTCCTTTGCTTCCCATATTTTTTAGGAGAGACAAAATGAATAAAAAAGTAATACCTTTAATCGTACAACTCAAGCAGAATAACAATTTTATCGTACAGGGTATAGCCCAGAACGACGCTGGCGTTATATTCGATATTAAGATCATGGACGGTCTTGAGTCGTTCAACTTTGCGGGCTATGGCGTTATCACGCTGAAAATACAGAAGCCAGACGAGACATTCACCTATGACTCAAACACTGGTACATACCTTGACATTATAGATCCCGTAAACGGCAGACTGAAGATAAACATTCCTACCTCGTGCACGGCACAGAACGGTATGCACTTCTGCTCGGTATCGTTCGCTCACTCTAACGACACGATCTTCGAGACTATGTCGTTCAATTACTTTGTAGGTACCAACCCGAACGCAGACAACGACGATGTTATAGGGACTAACGAGTTCCCTGTTCTCACCAACCTTATCGCTGAAGTGTCTGGGATCATAGCGGACGAGAATAACAGAGTGAACGCAGAGAACGACAGAGAAGAGGCGGAAGCCATAAGAGAGGCAGAGTATCAACAGATGATGGAAAGTCTGTCTACGGCTCTTACAACGCTCGAGAACGCCATTACAGACGCAGAGGGTATGCTCACTCAAGTGTATGAAGCACTGGCACAGGGAGCGTCGATATCAATAGGCGACATAACAAAGTTTGCGACAAAGACCTATGTAGGACAGCAGTTGGCTCGCTTGGACTTCGGACCTAACAGGTTGACAGGGCTGAAAACTAATGTATTAAAAATATTCTGTGCCACTACATCTCAAATAACAGACGGACAGTATCAGTTTGAAGAGGGAGAACTTGTGTTTGATACAGTTACAAACAAGTTATATGTATGCAACGGTGATGAAGATCTTGTAATGATAAACGAACCTGATATAGTATCTGGCTCGACAGCACCTACAGACACTTCAAAGTTGTGGATAGACACTTCAGGATCTGTCCCTGTAGCAAAGTATTACAACGGCACGGCGTGGGTGTCCTGTAACAATGCGACCTATGCGTAAGGGGGTGTAGGTATGGCGACTATATCCATAACACTTACCAACGAGTCAAACAACGCCCTGACTTCTATAACCGTCAAGGGAAATATATCGGGCGTGGCTCCTGTTTACGGATACACGCTCGGCATTACATACGCCCCGTCGGGAAGCCCGAACGACAAGACACAGCACCTTATAAATAATGTGACCGTAACACCGAACCAGCCTTTTGAGTTTACGGACTCACTGTCTGGACTCAAGACGCAGACGACATACATTGTGACCGCTTCTCTTTATCCGTCAAACAAAATTACGACGATACAGCCGATAGCAAGTACAAGCATTACGGTTTTAACACCGAGGCTTTCAAACATAGGCGGAACATTCAGGTGTTCTCAAAGATCGGCAAGCGTTATCACTATGGAGTTGTCGGATATGCCGAGGCTTGAGTATGCGGTGCGAGTTGACTTTAAGTACAAAAAGAGGACAGACACCAACTACATTACGGCACATTCTTTTGTAGTCGAAGCCAACGAGGACAGAGTCATGTCGTGGATGTTTACAGGGCTTACCTCAAGTACACAGTATCAGTTCTCGGCAAGTGTATACAAGGCGGTACCATTTGCGGACGGTAGCGACTATATAGGCACTTATGCTTTGTCTGTCACTACAAAAGACTATGTCTCTGGCGGAGACGATATAGTCCCGAGTTTCAAGCGGTATATCTTCGTGCCGAACTTGGACTACGGATATATACAGGCGGAGACGAGCGAACCGCTGACCGAACAGTTTACGGTTCACCTTTATACCTCGCTTGACGGTGAGACCTACACAGACGAGGGAGCGATCACAAATGCGTTTCATGACAAGGTGATCGAGTACGGCGAGGGCGTGAGGTACCTGAAACTTGCTATTGTTGACACTAACGACGAAGTCCACAATGAGTCCGAAGTCCTCGAAGCGGGGTGGTCTACCTTGCCAGCGTGGACGAGTATAAGTTCTGGGGATCCGTTAGTGCTCCCAGCAACGACGGTGCTTGCGTGGGCGAACGCCATGCTTAAACTGTACGACTTCGACATAGCGGTAAGGCATGCGACACCCAGTGAAGACACAATTCAATACTTGGCATACCACTGGCTTGCTCCGAACCTTTACCGCATAGCGACAGGCTCACCGATAGAGGCGGAAGTGCTGAACTCTATATTCGCCATAGCAGAGCATTTTACAGAGCCAGATCCAGACGAGGCGGAAGCGGAATACTTGGCACACAAAGCAAACGCTGGTGATCCGATAACAGCCTCGTTCATAGAAACCTATGTTTACGGCTTATTGAACGACGCCATAGACAACTACACGATATAAGGAGAAACAATGACAGTAAACGAAGCAATACAGAAAGTAAAAGACAGAAAGCCGAACGCATACTCGGACGAGTCGTTAAATGATTGGCTCAACGAGTGCGAGGCTATGGTACAGCGAGAATTGCTCCTTACTGTACCCGAAGAGATAAAGCAGTACGAGTTCCCCGACGACAGGGACACGGAACTGATACTTCCGAGACCGTATGACGCTCTGTATGTTACATACATAACCATGATGATCCAGTATGTTCAGGAAGAGAACCTCGCATACAACAACACGCTTGCGATGTTCAATTCACAGTACCAGTCGGCACAAGGTTACTTCAACAAACTTGATCCGAACCCGCCGTCACTGAAAATAAAAAACTGGTTCAGGGGGTGATAGGATGAGATTTCCTATGATGCCTACAAACAAAAATCAAATGATAACACCCAGAGAGAACCGAGTCATTGAACTTAAAGGCTATGATGTAAGGAATGTCATAGAGGACGGTTCCATGCGTGACATGCGTAACCTTACTTCCGACGAGTTTCCGTCGGTATACCAACGGAAGCAGAGGGGAGTATACGCAGACTTCTATCTCAACCCAAGCACGATGATAGCAAGGCGTGAGAAGTTGGCTGTCTGCGACGATACCTCGTTCTGGTACGACGGACAAAGGATCTTCGACTTCACTATATCCTATACGGGCAAGAGGCAGATACAAGCCATAAACACGAGGAT